CAGTTTGATCAATGTGCCTTTGTCGTTCAGGTCCATCCGCTTGTTCTCCTTGTCGTACAGAGCCAGTGCGTTGTGGTTGCTCCCGATGGTGCAGATGGAGGCTTCACGCGCTGTCCAGGTGACCATGGTCGGATAGGTCTGTCCGGGCAACATCAGCGACGGATCGTCCGAGCTTTTCCCCGGCCATCCGCCTATGCTGGCTGCCTTGAGGAACCCGCGTTCCACCTTGCCCATGACGGCTACGGCTCGTTCGTCGTCTTCGTCAAACACGGCATCGGCCAGGATTTGGGTTCCCTCGACGCGTATGTTCTCCCAGCGGCCTATCGGCAGGTCCCAGTCGTCATGGTTGAGCAGCATGACCGGGTTGTTCTTGAATACGGACAGGTCGGCTCCCGATGTCAGCATCCGGAACCCTTGCGTATTGACCGTCTCGTCGTGTAATATGAATGTCTTTTTCGGCATCGTTTTTTTTGATTTTCCACCCCAAAGTTGTGGGATAAAAACGAGCCGGAAAAATCGCACTGTAAGGGTTACGTCTCACTTGCAGTTTGTTTACATCTGTTTGTACGGTAGCACTTTGCGATTATTCCAACCCGAAAATCGCTCGTACTTTTGAGGGTGCAAATCAACAAAATATAGACAGGCATGGGTACGGATTTAAGCATAAAGCAAAAGAAGGAGTGGGCAAAGATGCTCTACCTGAAGGAACACCTCACGCAGGCGGAAGTGGCCCCGCCGACCTTCGTGTTCTTCGTCAGTGACGCCGATCGCGTGTCCGAGACCTATGCCCGCTATCTCGATCGTTCCCTTCGCAAGATTTTCCGCATCGAGCACGCGCCCATTCGTGTCCGCCTGCGTTCTTCGCACAAGAAAAAAAGCGAATAGCCAGCAGGAGAAGGATGGCCCATGAGGGCACCTTTTTCTCCGCGTTTCTTCTTGGTCCGCGTCGTCAAGCGGAGCGCCGTTTGGAGCGTTTCCATATCATGTTGACAAAAAGAGCCCTTTCCGCGGAATGGGAAAAGTCCTCCGGAAGTTTTTCCGGGGGACTTTTGTATGCGGGTGGAAAATTTTCCTTTTCCCGTTTTCGGAGCCGCTTTTGGGGAAAGAACGACGTCTTCCGAAGGCTGTATGGGCAAAAAAACTTATGGCTTCAGGATTGCCAGAGCCTCGGCCAAGAGTTCTTTGGGCGTGGCGGCGGCATTGAGGATGTGCGTGGCGGTTTCACGATAGAGAGGTTCGCGGGCGGCGAGCACTTCGGCTACCTCTTCCGCAATGGATTTCCCGGTAAGTGTGGGGCGTTGCGCGGCGTTGGGATTGGCCTGCAGGCGGGATGCAAGGACCTCGGCCGGGGCGGAAAGATAGAGCACGATGCCGTTTTCGCGCATGAAGCGGCGGTTTTCCTCCGCAAGCACCATGCCGCCCCCGGTAGCGATGACGGTGC